TCTCTGACTCCAGCGCAAACCAGGGCGGCTTCGCCGTGACAAGTGGAACGCTCGTTCTTGCAAATCTTGATGGTGCAGGCCCTTACGAGGACTACGACAGGAACGAGTTCAAGAGAGGAACTGTTTGCACCCTGGATGTCAGCATTGCAGGTCAAGCACTACAGAGGCACCCTCGTGGGTACTTTTATGTACTGAATACTTCATACGATCCCGAACAGGCAGTGCTGGCCGTAGAGATCGGTTGTCGTATTGCTTTATCAATCCTTACAGACAACTACGACGAACTCCTAGCTCTCGCCCCACTTGATCTTGACATCGTACAGCAAACGATCCAAGGTATTCGTGGAAGCTTTATCGCTGCTGGCAAGGTTCTTTACCAGGATAATCTTGGAGTCCTGCAGGTAGTCAATCTCTTTGGCACCGATAGCGATTCTGGCGTAGAGGCTGGCGTATGGGTGTCTGTGCTTGGCAGGACAGCGGAGTCGGTCAAGCCGCTAGCTGCCTCGAAGTCGATTCCTGATGACATCAACATTGGATATAGCTATTCGACCAATGCTTCAGACTCAGCCAGTAATATCGATACTGTCGTAACGGATTCCTACTATTGGACTACTTATCCCGCTACCATTTATGAGCGGCAGCGCCCCACTGACGGATTCACTGGCTCTGGTGGTATTACGGAGTGGTCTCCCTCTACTGGCACCAGCAACTCCTGTGGCAACACCCCTGCCCCACCAGTTGGCTCTGATGCCCCTACATCCTGCAATGAAGGCTACAGCCTTGTCTCTAGCCCTCAGCTACTTGCTGCTCATCGCCAAGAGACCAGCACAACAGAATACAAAGGGCCTGCTGGACAGGTTTCAACGGTTATTACGCAGGTCATAGGTCCTGCTCTAGAAGCCAACAGTCAGTATTACGCGGATGAGTTTGCATTCTGCCGCTCAACCTATTCGACGGCTTGCAATCCTAACGGCTTCTGCCCAATGAATGGGACCGAGGAGATTATCCTGTCGAAGAGCATCGCCGTCAACTACTACGGGGAAGCTAACGAGCTCGTTAAAACAATTACCGATCAGTATCAAACCGAGCTGGCTGGTGCTCAGCCATTTGACTGGAGAGCTGGTACTGTCAACGGTGCGCCTCAGGACTTTACAACTATTAACAATAAAAAGCTGTATCGAGTCAGTAGAACTGAGAACGTTGTGTATGCGGAGAATAACTCCAGCGTACAGGAGACAACTGTTTACAACAGCCCCACGACAAGGCAGAGTGGAATCAAGAAGGGCCCAATTGACGCCCTGAACGGCCTCAAGAACTTTACCCGTCGTGTTTCCACAAGCAGCACTACTCAGCCCAACAGCCCCGACACAGTCAAGTCTCCTCAGACGCCAACGAAAGAGGGGAACGCTAAGATCATCTTGCGGCGCTCCAGCTACAATGAAGCTGTTAATGCTGCTGGGCCCTACTCTGTTGATAACAACGTTCCAGTACCTTTCCTGTTTGATAACAACACAGATCTGACGAACGCAGTCAACGCATACGCCGAATACCTGAAGCGTTGCGTGCGAGGCGACTCCTACGGCCTGCAGATTGCAGAAAGGCTTCGCTCCGATATTGCCACAGGCTGGTATCCAGGAATGCCTTTCCGCTATGCTGACCCTGGCGAGAACCTTGTGCTCGCAATGCGGATGGACGCATGTACCTGGGGCGTAGACCAGGACGGCGCAGCTGTTATTACTGACGGCCTGTGGGTAGGCGTGTCAGATGGCACTCTGGTAATCGGTGACAATACTGTTGGCAATCCAAATGCTGGTGCCCCTACTGGGGAGAACCAGGTCATCAACGAGACTTATGTCAACTCTGGCGAAGTCATCTTCAACGTTGATGTGAACATGACGTTCCAGGTTCTGATGCAGCCAAGCGGTGGTGGTGACGGTGTTTACACGCCAGCACCTTCCACTAATCACACGAATGAGTATTTCACCTTTACGGTCTGGACTACTGGTATTATCTATGGCCCAGGCAGTCTTGTTGAGACGACTGGTACTGGTGGTTTACCAGCAAGCAACAATGGTGTACTGGTAACACAGGGCGCTACTGTGGTCGATGCGGACATCTTTACTTAGGAACACTAGCTCTGAAAACGGGCAGCAGGAATGACTATCGCAGCTTCAATCTCGGCAGCTGAGTTGACTGCCCAGGTCACCAATCGCTTCGTTGACACACACTTCGAGGCGATCCTAGTAAACCTCCCTGGTCAGAGCTATAATCCAGCTACTCCTGGTATCGACGCTACGTTCTTGGCCGCAGAAATTGCCTCTAGCGGCGGCTACCAGCGACAGACCCTGAGTTTCGTCAGTGGCGATGTTAACTCTTACGCAGATGACGGCGTAGCACTGAGCACGAAGGCCGCAGTGTTTACCCATGACGGTAGCGGCAATAACATGACGTTTACCCACTGCATGTTGATCTGGGGCACTGGAAACATCGAGACTCTTGCTGTTGGCTCGTCCTCTACGAACCTTGTTAACGGCACTTATCTGAACATTCCTACCACTACTGACGGAAGCGGCATTGGGGCGACCGTTGACCTGACTATCTCTGGCGGCGCGATCACGGCTCAGGTACCGAACAAGCCTGGCTATGGCTACACCACCTCAGACACCTTAACCCTCTCTGAGACCGACCTGCTTGCTGCTGGAGCTATTACTGCTGGTGGCGGTCCTACTGGTCTTACGATCAGTGCTGTGTTCAACCCGTCAAACGCTGGCAGTGTTCTCGCGGTCGCTCAATCAGCTAACCAGGTTACACTGTCGGGCGGCAACGAGTGCGCCTTCTACTTCAACCTCAAGCAGTTCGGTTATTACTCAGTCTGATGGACATCTCTGCGCTGATTCAGGTTTCTGACGCCAACAGGATTGATACGATCCAAGTGCGTGAGTCTGGCCAGTTAATGGCTGGCGACTTTGAGGGCAGCGTAACTGGTATCTGGATCAAGCTTGACGAATCTGGTGCTGGTATTGTTGCCTATGGTGACAAGGAATACAAGACAAAAAGGATCGGCTCAGCTTCTATTCCGAAAGGCACCTCAGTGGAGCTGACCTTCGCAAACGGTATCTACTACTCCAAGTGGTGACATGGCAATTGACAATCCTTCCTTTACGTCAACTGGGGGCACTCGCACCGTAACGGTAGCTGAAGTGCTCACAGCTGCACCTGACCTTAGCCAGCCACTCGCGGTACCAGAAACACCTGGCAAGATGGCCGTTCTTTACCACGAGCAGGATGGTGTATGCACATTGTATATACTTGACAGGAGTGGTACCCGCTGGATGCGTTTAGCCTCGCCCTAACTGACATGGCCATCGATCAAACAAGACTTGTCTTAGACGAGACGATAAGGGCGGAAAAGGTCCCAAACTATATTCCAGTTGTTGACGCCGTTGGCGAAAACGGATGGTATGGCTATCTTGGTGATGATGGCGCAACCTACGTCACCACGCAGGCTGTCAGAGGGCAGTTAGTGTGCGTAGTGGAGCCAGGCACCTCGACTATCGGACAGCTCTGGTGCGCCCTTAGCGATGCGGATGTCAATACAGTTCCTGGTCCATTCGATCTTTATTTTAAGCGCGTCGATGTTTACTGGCCAAAGATAGATCCAAATACTGGCAAGAATACCGACATCAATCTAATCACTACGGATCCAGACTACGTTGATCCGAGTCTACGATAGGAACTATAGCTAGACGCCTGGATACAGTGACGAACCCTAGCTGGAACAACGCTAATCCATGGGGACCTAAAGGGCCTTCGGTTGACATTGGGCCTGGTTCGTACTTTCAGGAATATCTCACAAACAACGACGCAACAGTACAACAGGAACAGCGTGGTTGTATAAACAGCTCTCAATGTGGCTCTGGCTTCGCGTGTGTCAACGGCATTTGCGTACAGATCCAGGACGATTACGGTTTTGGCGGCCCCTGCTTAAGTGGTGGTAGCGACGGCGGAAGTGGCGCTTGTGGCGGCTCCAGTGCGGGCAATGTCGAATCCTGCACAACCGACACTCCAGGAGCCTGCGGCAGCACTGGGGCTATCTCTGGCGGTGTTGGGTGCGACGAGCCTAAGCCCATACACCCGTGGAACCCTCCGTCCAACAATTCTTGTGACGGTTTTTGCGACAGCTGGGGCGCCTCTTTCGGGACCATTCATCCTGGTTGCGACGGTAAGGGATGTCCAGACTGTGAAGAGTGCAGTATTTTCGGCGAGTGCGAAAGAGACTCAGCTGGCAGCTGCAAGTGTGGCAGCCCGAAACCGAATGAGACGATTCGCTGCTACTCGTGTGATGATAGTGGCTTGTGGCTTGCTGATACCTGTGGACCTGCTCCACAACCGACAGAACCCACGCCGCCAGAGTGCGAGCCGACATATTATTGCGTGACCAATGACGTTTGCGTAACGAATACCGACACAGGGATTACGACTTGCCTTCCAGTTCAGCAGTGCTCTGATCTTCCTATCGATTGCTCTGCTCCTAAGTGCAACTGCCACGCAGATTGCCCCACTTGCAAGGTTTGCAGTAGCAATGGCACCTGTGTAGACGATCCAGGGTGTGAGCCATGTGGTGGTACCTGCACTCTAGATGAGTATTGCGCCATATTAGATGGGGGTGGACAAGGGTGCAGACCGATTGTCGTTACCTAACCTTACAGCAGGAACCCTAATGCGATCGGGTTTCTGAAATGGCCGTTTTCCCAGACAAGATTGTCCTCAAGAGCTCGACCGACGCAGAGGCTTCAATCATCACGGCCATCCAGTCTGGCGGAACGGATGAGATACAACAGGGTGAACTTGTAATCGGCAGAGAAGTCGGCGCGGCTAAGCTCTATACGGTTGACGCTAGCGGAAACATCGTATCTGTCGCTGGTGGCGGTGGTGGTGCTACAAGCATCAACGATTTAACAGATGTAGATACTGCTACTAATCCTCCTACCGATGGCCAGGTTCTGACCTGGGTAAACGCCAACAGCAAGTGGGAACCGCTAGATGCTCCTGCTGGGGGTGGTGGCCTTGGAGCAGCTGGCTCGTACCTTACTGAGACACAAACCGCAGCTAGTGGAGCAGCTACGTTCACAGGCCTTGGGCACAGTGGGATATTTAGGACGATCACGTCTAACCTAGATGCTTGGGTCGTGTTCTATGGCTCTGCGGCTGACAGGACTGCGGACGCTGGAAGGCCTTTTAACACTGCTCCCGCAACGAGCTCTGGGGTACTGGCTGAAGTTTATGTGACGGCCGCTACAACGCTTCTGTTCACCCCTGGTACATCCTACTTTAATAATGACACCACTCCAGGTGACGCCATTTATGTTGCAGTAAGGGACCAGGCTGGCGCGAACGTAAACGCCCAGCTAACAGTAGACGCCTTTGGCCAGGTTACAACAATCGTTGGCTCACGCCAAACCGTCAACGTCACTACTGCCAGTATTGCCGATGCAGCCTCTGATAATGTCACACTCACTGGGACTGGCGCTGCGGGTGATTTCATTGCTATTGAAACAGACAAGGCTGCCTGGGTGGTTGTTTACAGTGACACTGCCTCCAGGACTGCCGACAGCGGAAGGGCTGAGACTACGGCACCAGCAAGTGGTTCTGGTGTACTGCTTGAGGTCGTAACTACTGGAGCCCAGAGGATTAAGCTAACTCCCCACTACGCTTACTTTAACGACGAGTCCACCCCAGCCTCTGAGGTTTACTTGAAAGTCACCAATAAGTCTGGCTCGCTCGGGACCGTAACTGTAACTGCAACTGTTGTCCCAGGCGAGAACTGATAGGAACTCTATACCAGATTTGCCGATAGCTGATGGCTGCTCCCACTGCTGAGTATCAATTATGGCCATCGGCTTCTTATGACGGCTTTGGAACTGCTTCCACTGACTACTGGCCTGCCCTGGAGACCAAGCTTGACGCATGGATAACAGCAATCTCGGGGAACGCAAGCATAACTGCCAATAGTGCTTTACCAATCAAGAAGAAAGGAGTTGCTGATTCTACCGCCCCAGCTTCAAGAATAGGAATTGTGCTGGAGCTTCCTTATGCAAGTGCGCCCAGCTATTTCTTCTACAGTGCAAACCAAGGTACGACACTTCGCTACGCTTATGTTAACGACGGGTGGACAGACAACGGGACCAATAACGGATACGGGCCATACAATGCTGGCAACAATACTGGCACTTCCGCTACATGGGCCGCATCTGGCATAGACCTAGGTATATTCCTGGCCCAAGATACAACTGATGGACAAGAGTTTTTTATCGCTGGATGTGCTGGCCCAAATAGCAATTATGAGCTTGTCCTAATGTTTGTAGCTAGGACTGTCGAAGGTGGCTGGTGTTCAGTAGTAAGGAACACTGCAACTGCAGCTACAGCCATGTGGCACAATCAAACAACCAATTCTGTAGCAATAGATTCAAATGTAACCGAAAGCAATCTCACCTACACTCCTCTCACCGCTCAGGATACCCTGGGTGCGGCGGGCATTGGGCCTGGGTATTCGATGATCCCTGCAAACCCCAGGCTGCTTCACTGCGGACAAAGTTACAGGACAGGCGCATACTTTGGAAACGGGACCAACTCCGCATATCAAGTAGGCTATTACTCTCCTCGGGTGGTGATCTGACATGGCTTGGACAACAGTAAACGTCGCAACTGACACCAATCTCTTTAACGCAACTAGCATGTCTGCTAGTTCAAAAATTCCGCTGACAAGCGCCGTGGTCGTACGTTCGGACGATGCTGACTATGGAGCAAGTGGCACCATGGTAGCTGGTCCATGGGAGTTTGCTTCTGGTGTATATAATACTGTTTTTGGTGTTCAGTACGAACTGGTCGGAAACAAGATTACTGCCAAATCGGGCGGTGGTGGCGGTCCTACCCGTCCAACTACTGGCATCCTATATCCGCTCACAAGCTGATAGGCAACCTAGCCCAGCTTTGGGTGACCCATGAACATTGAGGACTTCAGGAGCGCAGGCGTACTTCCGAGTGGGCCTGTTTCTGCTTGGCCTCAATCGAGGCAGGAGCAGCTGTTCGAGGAGAACAGGAAAAAGCATGGCCATGCCACCAGGGTAAATGCGTCTGCTGGCCAAATGGCGAAAGGTTTACTCCAGACAGCTGGACATGCCATCAGGGGTGGGAAAGTAACACAGGAAATCAGAGACGAGCGTTACAACACCTGCAAGAATTGCCCGTTCTTTATCGAAGATAGCAAGCGCTGCTCCGAGTGCGGATGCTTTATGGAGGCCAAGACCTGGGTAAACGGTCCCAAGGAAGTTCTTTGTCCCAAGAATCGCTGGAGTCGCTGACATGGCATTAGCTACTCCCGACATGAACGACTGCACGCCAAAGCAGCGTTGTCTAACTGGTCCAAACATTGGCCAGATCTACACTCCTGGAAAAGAATGTCCTCCGAGTTTCTCGTTTAATACGGCGACGTGCGACTGTGATGCTGTTGGGCCACCGACCTACAACTTCAAGATACTGGTTGTTTTTGCTGGTGGAACTGAAGTCACTGCGACCTGGACATCCTTCCAGGCAAACCCCAATAAGGTATTGATGTGGCAAGCTCCACTGGCTAGTAGTGGGACAACATTTGCTGGAGATTGGCCTGGTGTCGCATGGGCTTCAAGCGTAAGCGTAAGTAACATCAATAATTGCGGCGGTACTGTGACACAAGTAGGCTGGGCAAGGTATGGTGATCCTAACGGTGACCCCGCAGATTGGGGCACTCCGTTTTCTGGTGTTGACGCCGACTTTACTGGGACTCCTTGTAATTCAATGTGCGGAAATGGTATTCCAGGTTGCGATGGCAAGTCTTGGACTGCCAACTTCCAATACTTCCGTGAGTCTACGCCAGGCAGCGGAAACTTTGACACTCCGTTCGATCCAGCGACTGGGACCTGATTGGCATACTACTGCGTAATTTCTCCAGGGGTGATCCCTGCTGAATCATGTCCGAGGAAAACAAGGCTCCCGAGATGGAGGCTACTTCCGCTCCCGCTTCTAACGAAGATCTCATGCCCCGTTCTGAGGCTGAGAACTTGCTGAAGGCCCTCAAAGCTGAACGCGAGGCTCGCAAGCAGTATGAGCGTGACCTCAAAGAAACCAAAGCGCATCTTGAGAAGTTCGCTCAGATCAATCCTGACGAATACACCAAGCTGCAGGCTGAGGCCGCCGAGGCTGCCCGAGTGCAAGCTCAATTCGGTGAGGCCAAGGAAGCCATCGAGCTGAAGTACAGCAAGCAAGCGGAGGCCGCCGCCCAGGAAGCCGCTGCAGCAAAAGCCGCTCTTCAGGACTACCAGAAAAAGTACGCTTTGGAAAAAGTGTTCTACGCTGCTGGTGGTCGCACCGATGCCGCCGACGGTGTGAGCTTCTTTGACATGATGGCTCAGCAGGTTGGTGGTAACTTCCGCCAAGAAGCTGACGGCTCTCTGACCGTGGTGGACGCTGCTGGCGATCCTGTGTTGGACAAAGAGTCTGGCAAGCGTATTGCTGCGGAGGACTTTATCGCCTCCTACAAGGTCCACCCGATCTACGGCACCTTCTTTAAGGGTCAGAAAGGCTCTGGTGCTGGTATTGGTTATGGTGGCACCGATGCTAACGGTATGCCTACGGAGGATCTGTCCTCATTAACTCGCGAAGAGTTGTTCAAGCGGGCATTTTCTTAGGTTGGTATGACTGGGATCTGGTATACTGTAAATAGCTACTCTACCTACAGTGAGACAATCCCATCACCCTTTGTACCGCAGGTGGCGCAACATGATAGAAAGGTGTCACCTGCCTTCTCATAACTCCTACCCCAACTACGGGGGTAGGGGTATTTTTGTGTGTGAGCGCTGGAAAGAGTCTAAAGGACGAGGTAGTCACCAGTGGGCTCCAGGATTCCTCGCATTTCTAGAGGACATGGAATCTACTTTCGAGAAAGGCCTGCAGATCGAGCGCATCGATAACGATGGTCCCTACAGTCCAGAGAACTGTCGCTGGGCTACCGCTAAAGAACAGCATGCCAACATGCGTCCTAGGCGCAAGTACGGGACTTACAGGCCTGTCAGGCTCAAGCGAGAACGGAAGCTTCCCCGCTGGGTTTACGAAAACAGGACTGGTGGCAAGTATTACGGGTTGATCAAACATGCCGACAAAAACCATAGAACAACGTCTTATACCAATCCAGAAGATGCCTATACTGCTGCGCTAGCTCTTCGCCTCGAACTTCGCTGGCCCGAAAATATAGTTTAGGCATAATAGGTATAGCAGCCCAGAAGGGAAGTTCCGAGATGGAATGGACTGGAAGGGTGCGATTGTTGAGATGGTTGTGACAATCATCAAGACGCTAACACCCAACTCTTTGTTCATTCATCCTTAGGTATTAATCATGGCACTTACGCTGTTAGAAGCCCAGAAGCACGCTAAGACCCCCGCCGAATTGGCTGTGGTGACCGAGCTTGCTGCTGGCCCCCTCCTCCAGGCTCTTCCTTTCCGTAACATCGAAGGCAACGGCCTGTTCTGGAAGCGTGAAGAAGCTCTGCCCGATGTGGGTTTCCGTAACTACAACGGCGCCCTGGCCGAGAGCTATGCTGAAGTTAGCCAGCAGTCCGAGAGCCTGAAGCTCTTCGGTGGCGACATCAAGGTTGACCGCGCTATCGTGGACCTCGAAGGCGCTGAGGCCAAGGCTTATCAGATCCAGGCTCGCGTTCGCGCTATGCGTCTGGCTTGGGAAGCTCTGTTCGTTAACGGTGACTCCAACCAGTCTCCTTCTGAGTTCGACGGCCTCGCTGCTCGCATCCAGTCTGGTTCCTCCCAGTACTTCGCTAACGGCGGCGGTGCTCTGGACCTGGGCAAGCTCGACGAAGCCATCGACAACGTGGACGCCGCTGGTGGCCGCAAGTACCTGGTGATGTCGAAGTCCATGCGTCGCGCTCTGACCCGTCAGGCTCGCACCAACACCCAGATCGACATCGTGCGTAACGAGTTCGGTTACCAGCAGATGGTTTATTCTGGCCTGCCCGTGCTTGAGCTGGACCGTGACCACAAGAACGTTGCTATCCTCGATGCCACCCCTTCCGCCCAGGACCTCTATGTTGTGTCCTTCGGCAACGATCACCTGACTGGTATCCAGAATGGCGGCGTGAGCGTTCGCGAGCTTGGTGAATCCTTCACTCAGCCCCAGATGATCACCCGCGTTGAGTGGTACGTAGGGTTAGCTTTGATCAATGGTAGGGCTGCTGCCCGCCTCGCAGGCATCGATGCTACTGCTGATCCTTCCTGATCACCTGATCAATCCAACTGAATAGAGTTAAGGGGCCCTTGAGCCCCTTTTCTCGTTTTTGGGTATCATAGTAATAACAGAGCTTCGCTACGGTAAGGCTCTGCGTTTTCTACACCTCTACATTCTTAGGAGTTTTAACAATGGCTGCGAGATCCACGGGCATTTTCCCTCGCGAAAGCTTTAACCTTGACGGCGAGTGCGAAATCACCACTTCCCCCGTCGCCGCTAGCATCACCCTGGCTAACGCCAAGACCATCCGCGTGATCCTGGTCGGTGCCGCTGGTGTCGACGACGCTGGCACCAACAAGGTCACCGTGACCCTGGGCGGTCAGGTTCTTGAGTTCAACGCTGCCGACCTCGATCAGAACGGCGTGGGTGTCGCTCACGTCCGTGGCGCCCTCTGCGACGCTGACAACAACGTTCAGTACACCCTCGGCGGCACTGCTACCGTTGGTGGCTGCTTCTACGAGCTGGTTGACGGCCCCCGTCGCGGCTGATCACAGCAAAAATCAACCGAATACTCAAGAGCCCCGAAAGGGGCTTTTTTTATTGGCTAAGGAAGCCTAGCATGGTAACTAGCGCTATTTTACCATGTCTAAATCCTACGGCTCATACAGAAAGCCCAAGGGAATCTTCGGCGAATTTCAGGTTCGTCGGGATTTCAGGCTTAAGCTGGGCACTGCTACAGTAAATTCAAAACCAGAACAGGCTCTGTTCCTCTCTGCAGTCAGGCCCGAAATCGACTCTATGCAAGGCGTAGAGCTTGTCGTGTTTGCTACGCCTTCTTCTCGCACAGACAAGCTTCTGAACGGTGGTACTCGCATCTATCCGTCTGTAAGCATTTTTATTGCTCGCTACGGCTCTGCAACGATTGCTGAGCGCGACGCTGTAATCAGCGAAGTCGGCGAGATGTATCCGTTCAAAAAACTGGAGCGGACAATTACTGATTCAGCCATCTACAAGTCGGCGATCGGAGACGCTGTAAACTCGGACCTCTACGATAGTTTCGTGGACGCGGTAGAGTACTCCTTGATCGTTGGCGCTCCCACGTTCTACAACGACTCTGTCGATGAAGAGCTTCTGGACAGCCCTCACGACGGAGCTACCTACGGCAGGCAGAATGGCGAGTGGGTGAGTGTGGCCGCAGAGGCTGGTGGAAACGTCGACAGCGTCTTTGGCCGCGAAGGTGCAGTAGTTGCACAGAATGGTGACTATACCGCCACTCAGATCACCAATAACTCTGGAACAGCCGGAGCCTCCGTCGGGGCTGCTCTGACCAACCTGCAGACCGACGGAGG